GTTTCTTCAAGGTTCCACCGAAGAGTGACTCACCCGAGGTCTTCTTAGGACGGTTGTTACCGTACTTGAAATCCAAGTAGAAGATAAGTCCGCTTGGAAGATTCATCGGCTGAACGCTGACGAACTCTTTAGCAGCAATCTCTGCGAATACACGACGAACCAATGGGAGAGCAACTCCGGCCCATTGTTCGCTGTTGGCGTTAGTTCCTGTCTGAGTTGCCTCGACTACAAGCTGGTGGGCTTGGTTTTCGAGCAACACGGACATGTTGGCTTTGTCTGTTCCGGTCAAACCTTCGAGCAAGCCGGTCTTTTCCCACTTGCCCTGCAGCTGACGAGTCTCTTCGAGTAGACGAGACATTGGGTTGACGTTATTCGTCAACAGTGTTTTTACGTTTTCCATATGTGTTTTTTTGTTTTACTGACTTTACGGTTTTGTTTTTTTACTTCTTGATTCCAGCGAGTTTTTGGAATCTCGAAGCCATTTCGTTAACCGGCGCCACGACGATTTTGTCGACGGGCTTGGTTGTTCCTGTAGATTGTGACGCGAAGCCTTCGGTAATCGTTTTCTTGGCCGGAACCTTGGAAACTTTACTGAAATTAAGTGCCTCTGATAGATTATTGAACGTAAGTTTGACCTCACGAACGGACTTAGCCAAGTCGAACGATTCAATAATTTTCATTTTCTGTGGATTGTTGAGAGCGTGTGCTTTAAATACCTTGTTAGTGTAAAGCAATTTAGCATTCAACAAATTTACTTCATTCAACTGTTCACGTAAGAACTCTACAGTCTTACATGCTTCGTCAAAACGTTCTTTTAGATCGGCGACCTCTTTGGTGTCGTCTTTCATTTTGTCTTTCTTTTCCCAAGGTTTTCCACCCTTCTTTTCATCTAACATCTCTTCGTTACTTTCCTTGGCTTCGACGTCTGTTTCCTCAGAAACACCACTCAATTCACGGAGAAGTTCTTCGAGGTTCACTTCGTCATCCTCTTCCGGTGACATATCACCCGTCGGTGGAACAGATACGCCCATATCAGGAGCAGCAGTCGCTGACGGAGCGGATGGATCGGCTCCACCTGCTACTGGCAACTGACCGGGAGCAACTACCAACGCTGGTGCCTCAATGGTCTTAACGTCACCCAATCCCTCAATCGGCGTAACGGACGGAGCAGACGCACCGGCCGCGGCATCCGCTGCAACAGGCGGAACGACCGGTTCAGACGACGGAGCAACGTCGTCTTCACCAGGCAACTCTTCACCAACCTCCCCCTTCATATCGGAATCCAACTCTTTCAAAATCTGATCAATTTCCTCGGACGTAACAGTTACGTCATCTGATTCCGGAGCTTGGACCTCGCCCACAGAAACACCCATATCCGGTTCCTCGCCCAACTCTTCTTTTAGTTTCTGACTGAGCATAGACTTGAGTTTTGGGGTGAACGCTTCTTCGAGAAGCACCTTAGCGTTAGCGAGAGCAGTGGCTCGGACGGCCTTAGCGTCCGCGATTGCCTCACCGAATAGTTTGGATTTCATATATTTGTTTGATTGTGAAGTTATTGGAACTTCAAGAAGGTTAACCGTCTCGTCGACAACATATAGGATAATGTTGTATTATGGGTATAAATACAATCGAATTTAATATAAGTCGATTTTTAGTAGAAAAAAACAATACTTATGAGGAGATTGCAGAGGCTAACCATGATAACAAAAAAGTGTAAAAATTGTTTAAAGGAATTTGAAACTCGGAGGAGGACCAAACAACATTGTTCGGATGAATGCTTTTCAGAGTATCGTAACCGGCCAGATGTCAAGGAAAAAACAGTAAATAAACGGAAACTCTACAATCTCGGGAAATATGGAGTGGATAATCCTTCGAAATCGGAACGTGTAAAAGAAAAAGCAAAAAAGACCTGTTTAGATAGATATGGGGAAATTTCTCCGACACTATCCAAAGACGTTCGAGATAAACAGATCGCAACAAATCTCAAAAAATACGGAGTGGAAAACCCACAACAAAATAAAGAAATACAAAAGAGACAACAATCGACCTTATTTAAAAACTGGGGAGTAACAGTTCCACTAAAGAACGTTCAGATACAAGAACGTTCGAAACAAAGTTGTATGGAAAAGTATGGGGTGGACAATCCCTTTAAAAATCCGGAAATACAAAGAAAACAAAAAAATACGTGTCACGACAAATACGGCGTAGAATACCCCATGTCGAATGAAAGTGTAAAAAGAACCAACGTCAGAAACAGACAAATAAATCATTACCTCAACGTCATCTGTAAATCGAAAAAATACAACAATATAAAACCACTTTTCTCAGTCGATGAATACAACGGAAATGGATCATACAATACACACTACCAATTCAAATGTTTGGTGTGCGATTCAACCTTTCAAGATACTATGATAAATGGAATTATTCCGAGATGTATTAAATGTTTTCCTCCCAAATTGTTCTCTCTTCAAAATGCGGTACACAGTTACATAACTTCCATTTTACCTGTAGAAACTGAGGTTCAAAAAAACACTCGAACGGTGATCAATCCTCTGGAATTGGATATATACATCCCTTCCTTACGGCTCGCAATTGAATTCAATGGAATCTACTATCATTCCGAACGGGGAGGGAAAAAAAATAGATACTATCATCTAAATAAAACCAAACGATGTGAGGAATTGGGCATAAAATTGATCCATATTTTTGAGGATGAGTGGATAGAAAAGCAAGAAATAATCAAATCCAAAATAAAACATTCGTTGAAATTGAACGTCGGGTCGTCAGTTTTTTCCAGAAAATGTATAGTCAAGGAAATCACATCCGAAGAAAGTAACGATTTTCTCGAACGACATCACATTCAAGGTGGATACAACTCACCTATAAGAATAGGCTTATTTCACAAAGAAAAACTTGTGTCTGTTATGACGTTTGGCGGTCTTAGGTCCGCTACCGGATACAAAAAAAGAATTGACGGTGTATACGAAATGTTTCGATTTGCAACATCCGGAACTGTGTGTGGAAGCGGCGGAAAGTTGTTGAAATACTTTATAAAAACTTACAATCCGGAAAAAATAATAAGTTACGCTGACAAGCGGTGGAGTAACGAATCTTCCTTTTATTCGAAATTAGATTTCAAACTGACAAAATCAACCTCACCTAATTATTGGTATATAGACCCAAATTACACCCACAGGTATCATAGATTTAATTTCATGAAACACCTATTAAAAGGAAAAACAAAAGTGTTTGACTCAAATCTAACCGAGTGGGAAAATATGCAGCTTAATGGATACGACCGCATCTGGGATTGTGGGAACTTAAAATACGAATTAACTATTAACCCTTAATGTCGAAATATCTCTCCAAAACCCGGCCCATGTCCTCATAGAGAGCTTCCATCTGGTGTTGACGAACCTTTACTTCCTTCGCGATCTTGTTAAAGCTTTCATTATATTTCTTTAACTCTATCATATTACGCTTCACCGTGGATTCCTCTATGAAATCCCCACATTGATTCAAAGCATAAGATTCGGCCAGTTCTGCGATTTCTTGTAAATGAGCTGCTACTTCTGCAATATCACGTTCACGGTAAATTGACTTTCCATATTCGTTGTAACTAGAAACCATCCCCGCGAGTTTCTTTTTTTGTTCCAGTGAAAGAGTCTTATCCATGCTGCTCGTTTGAAGTTCTTCGTTCGTTGGCGTGGCCGGTTTCAACTCCGGCTTCAATTTAATGGATTCTAATATTTGAGTCAATTTGATCATACGGTTATAAATAGTTAGAAGTTTTTAAAAGTGTCGTGTATCTTAGTAAGTAGAGATTCGTGGCGATTAAACCTAAGACATTGTTCCATTTTACCGTTTTTTGTGGTTTCCACGTACCAACCATCTTTCTTTTTATAGACAACCATATTCAACGTCTTAACGTCACCGTCGATCTCGTCCTCGTGGTCAAACGACATCTTGAAATTACCATCTGCTTCAAAACCAAGATCATCCAAAGCCTGCCACTCGTTCATTAACCAACCGTCCGGTGGCAGCATATCATTTTCCATTATACCACGAAGTCCCATAACGTGTTTCATATCTGATATTCCTTTGTCAAAGTGTTTATCAGATTATACAAAAGAGACGTGTCCTGTTTAGAATGACCGTCCACAAAAGGTCGGCTCACCTTTATGATGATGTCATCCTTTTCCTCGGATTTATCGGGCTCAACATCGGATAATTCCGTATCAGATGTGACATCGGTTGGTTTTCTTACGGAGAAAAACACGACGTATCTTCCCGATTTCTTAATAACGACCAACTCTTTGTTTCTGTTGTTTGTTATTTCCGTCGAGCTGAACCTCACCTCGGCTGATTCTTTCTTGTAAGGCTTAGTATCTAGGCCGTCGAATACAGCCAGTTCCTCTTCAGTGAAGTTCTCTCCTTTATTCTCAGGATTGGAAACATATTCGTCAAAATTTCCCTTAGCAGTCACATTTTTTACTACCGGGTTGTCCATCTCCTCAAGCAATACAGCACGAACCAATTGGCTCGTGTGGAACCTTAACTCGTCTGTCAATTCTCTATCAGACACAATCATATTGTTATTTGATTTCACCGAGGATATCCTGTATTATCTCCTCTACCTTCGTCCACTTATCAGTGATAGGATTTAATACCAACTTCTTTGCCTCGTGAAGAGGTTGGTTTTCGAACATAAAAGCTCCTATTGTTGAAGGATTTGACACAAAATCAAAAGCGATAAGTTCGTAGTCATCGGATACCTTGACTGTGCTTTCGTTCATCTTTTTTACGGAACCCATTCCGCGACTTGATATGCCTAAAGTTATTCCACAATTGAACAACTCTTTAAGTATGTTTCCACTTGGGGTTGTTAGTATTTCGATCTCACCGAGCAAATCCTGACCGTCCCACCACATCCGAGTTATATTGTGAGACACGTTCTTTAAGTTCACAACGCTGCTTTCTGGATGGTCAAGCTCCCCCATCGCCCGCTTTTGTTTTACAAAATTTTCCTCGTATTTTTTAGCTCCACGTTGTAGAGTTTCCATCGGATAAACTCTTCCATTTTGATTTCTCTCTTCCGCTCGTTGAATAACTCCGCTTACTAACAGCTTCTTTCCTCCACCGTCGGTGGATTCGGTTAAAGATTGTTTGTTTGTCACAAACGGCATGCACTCAAGAAGTATTTGTTTGTTATCTATGTTCATATTTTACTTGGTTATTGCCTTCTCCAAGTCGGTTACTGGAGCTTTCGTTACAACCGGCTTGACAGTTGCGTTCGTTGGTTGAATCGGTTTCTTTGGTTGTGCTGTCGGTGCGGTGGGAACACTTGCAGCAGGGACACCCGACTTTGATTGGACATCCGTTATCTGAATGGGAACAGACACATCTACAAAGTATTGTTTTTTGTCATCGCCGGTTATGATGAGTTGGTAATCTTCCTTGCCATACCAATCCTCCACCGTTATATCAAACACCCTTAGAGTGTATTTCGTTTTAAATTGACCATATCCTTTGCTTCCTGTCAATTCCACGTTTTTTCCCAACAACTTTTGTTTTAAAGCAGACGAAAACTTTTGAGAAATCGACGTCTCTGCTGATGACAGACTTTTTCTAAAATCATTCATATCCTTCGACGAATCATAACTCATCGCTTCGGACAAAACCCCACCATCGTTACTTGATTCAACGTCACCGACCAAAGTAAATCCCATCTTCTCTATATAAGCAGTGGCAGCATTTTTCCCCTTCTTCCGGAAGGCTCCTGGAGTTTGATATCCAGCCACATCGCCGGTGGCGGTCATCTCGGTCAATGCCTCTTTAACCATTTTCCTTATCATTTCTCTTAGATTTTTCATTTTTTTGATACGGATGTTATCTCTTTTAACAACTCATGTGAAAGAAGCAATAACATTACGTGGTTGTCTCTGACGCCGCGTTTGACGTCTATAGTATCCAACTGGTTTGCTACCTCCAATACTTTGATGCGAGTGATTTTATTGTCTATACTCTCGGAAATCAGACGTAATTCTGCTTTTAATTTTGTTTTTTCCGAGTCGACAAACGATGATATGGAATTGGTGTTAGATACGTTATTTATATACTCTCTCAGAATATTCTTCTGTGGAGAATTCATCGTATCGTATTTTGAATTCATGTTTTCTACGAGAAATTTGTAGGCCAATAACCTAACATCTTCGCTCTGTTTCTTGTAATCTTCGATTAGAACGTCATCTGAATCGGACGGTATCGCTGCGGTCTTCAGTTTTACCAGATTTTCGATCAGGAAATCTTTTGCTTGTATTATCTCATCCACGTTAAAGTTTGCCTTGCTTACGTGGTTCTCAAATACCTTATAAGCGGAAGCATATACCTTATAGTTCTTGATTGAGGATTTTAAAAACGTGTCTATTGGATATGCCTCCTTTATCTCCTTTATTAGCTCATATTTTTCTACCGTGAGAACTCGATTGTTCAGCTTACTTCTAGCAGACAAAACCACGTCCAATGCCCTACTAGCCTTTTTATCATCTAGGAACTGTTCGTTGACAATAAAATTATAGAGTTGCCATTCTTTTCCTAGCTCACAGGACTCTTTGAAAAACTTAAAAAGCAATTCCTTGGCACGGGAATCTTGTTTTCCAGAAAGTATTTCAGCGGTGAGCTGCCTGGTCAATAACTCAAATAAGATTCCCGTGTTCTTAAATTTTGAATGTTTGGATTTTTGCATATACTATGTTTTTCGTCAATATATAAATATGTGGTGGTTGGTCAAAGTTTAATAAATCCTCAAATTTAGATGTTTTTGTCATCCAAAATGTTCCTCTCATCCATCATTGATTTTAGATTCCTTGATTCCCTCAGTAGTTCCCGTTTTGTATCTATGACATCTCCTGATAGAAATTTTGACAAATCTGCTGTTATTACCGACTCAAATCCAAGAGGAGAATTTTTTTTGAACTTATGTCGAATTGGATTTTTCCTATAATCCGCATTGTTTTCCAGTCTCCCAAGCGGGTCTTCGCCGAATGGATAGTCACGAGCGTCCTTCTTTCCTTTTTGAGATGGTCTTTTTACTTTCTCTGAAATTGGTTTGTCGGTAGGTTCTTCGACCGGAGGAACATCTCCCTCCGGAGGAACGCTTCCATCGCCACCATCTTCTTCGCCCACAGGAACATCTCCTTCTTCCCGGGGCAGACCAGTCTCGTCTCCAGCTGGCTCATCCCCACCTGATAATGGAGGGCCCCCGCCACCCGAACCCATATCAGGCTCCTTTCCGCCGACATCCTCCAATTCTCCATCATCATTAACTTTCTGTAGTGAAACCGCCGGGTCATTTCCTTGATCTTCTATCTGACTGAATCTCCACGATTGCTTGACGTCGGTTATAACCTCGTTCTTGATCTTCAATATATCATCATCCGACAGCTTAAACACATCCTTATAGATCCAATCGGTTGAGAAAAGCTTACTATCAATCATATCCTTGGCAAGAGACACCTTGCTTGCCCAAATGTCCACCTTCTCCTTTTCAAAGATCGTGGATGGATTCGTCAACTCCAATTCAAAGTCAACTAAATTGGCGTCAGTGTATCCCTGTGAATACAAATGAACGACGGCTATCTTGGTCAACTCGGAAATAAGAATCTTTTGGATGCGAGTTACTGTCCGAGAGAACCTCACGTCTTCGGCCGCCAAAGTAGCCTTTCCGCTTAAGTCTTCCTCATACCCTAAGAACGCCTTGGGTATCTTGAGGGCTGCCATCATTTTATTCCTCAAATATTCAATGTCGTCGGTTCCTGTAAACTCCATGCCGCCGAGCGGTTCGATGCTTGTGCCGTTGTCGCTTCCACGAACCGGTAGATAAAAATCCTCTACCATGTTTTGCATATTAAACCTGAGATTGTAATCTCCGGTGTTTTCGTCCATATAAGGAACCTTTTTCATCTTGCTAATGGTTCTCTCCATGTAATTATCGACCTCGGATGGTGGGATATTTCCCACGTCTATTTTAAATACCCGCTTATCCGGAGCCCTCATTATACGATGGATAAGCATGGCGTCTTCCATCAAGCTCAGTTGCTTCCAGACACGACGAGCCCCCTCTATCATAGATTTTCCATACGGAAGGAAATTACTATCTGAAATTAGTCTGAAATGAGCAACCTGAAAGCTCTCCAATTCTTCCATCACACCGACGGGAGTGGTCACTTGATAACGAACGTAATTTTTGTTAAGTGGGTCGGAATTTTCAACACGAACCACGCTGTATGCGGAAAGCGGTTCAACTAAATATACTCCATATTCCGGGGAGACATTCATCTTCAAATAGAAGTCACCGTATTTAACCATGTTCCTAGTCCACGACCACAGGTTGAAATCGATATGAAGTATGTCATAGAACAAGTTATCCAATATCTTCTTGATGTTGTTATCGGCAGCAGTTATGTTCAGAACATACCCAAATTCGTTATCCGTGAGGCAGTTATGAGTAATTAATTTCGACCCATCTTTACATTCTATTGCGTATAAATGTGTAGATTTTCCGACGTTAACCAAATCATACGCGTCATATTCTCCATCCAACATCTCAATGGAAACTACTCTATGATTTTCCGATTCCATCAAATCTCTTATTCCCTTATATCCACTCTTCCATATAAATTCAAGGAGTGCTGTGTTTGATATATTAAGTTTGTCGCCGATAAGAGATAGATCCCTATATACATTTTTTCCACACTTTAACTCCGACTCTCCTATGAACTTTATCAAAGGAATCGACACGTCTTTATACAGTTTATTCAATTCCAATTTTCTGCTCAATTGGTATATTCTGTATATCCCGTGTTTTTTGCAAACTTGAACATTCAACGATTTGATGTCTTTACTATTTAGATTATATTTCTTTCTCAGTTCTGCAGCAGACATTCCACTGGCTATATCACATTCGTAAGAATCTATGTTCACTTGAGATTTTGGCGTGAACCCCTTCCATCTACCATTCTTACCTCCCTCCAGTTTATAACCTTTATTATACATACCGTTCTTACTTCCGCGGCTAGCGAATATGCTATTTCTATCTTCGGCGGACAAATCTTTTAGAAATCCTTCCATGAACTTCTTTTGTCGAATAGACACACCTTTTCTTCTTTCCGACGTCCAATATTTTTTGTGACCCAATCGGGTTTTTTCTTTATATTCATGTGTTATAGACGGGTCAGACCACAGTTTCTTATTAAAATCAGCATGCAATCTCTTATGTTCCACGTTGTCCATCCACTTCAAACACTCGGGAGAATTGTTTAATTTATTGAAAGATGTGTGGTGGATGATTTTTTGTTCCGACTCTAAGATACTCTTTTCCTTGACCAATGTATCAACCGAATTTGCAACGAGTCTGTGGGTGTATTTCCACTTCCCATCGCCATCCAATAACATTTCATACCCGGGCATAAACTTCGAGTCAGAGAGCTTGGTCGAAAAAACCTTCAGTCCATCACCGACTTTAAGTTCTGAAGCATTTAATTGTGTTCCATCGGATTTCATCCAAATGTGATTTGATGTACATTTCAACTCGGTTCCATCATCCAGTGTTACCTTATACATCTTTTTCTTGCCGTTGTATGCCACTCTTTCACATAATTGTGGGGAGAAATTCCCAACATCATTGACGGAATATACCCAGAAATTGGTTCTGTTTTGACGATACAACTCTGCTATTGTCACTTTCTCACCGTTTAAAAGCGGAATTGTGGTTTCACCTGAAATACATTCATCTGCGTAAATGTCTAACGCTGAGGCTATGATTGGATCCATATCCATAGTATCGTAGTCTCTGAATAATTCAATTCGGGAAGCTTGATACGCTAAGGTGAAGTCACGGTTATATTGATTGTAGCCGGATGTCCTAACTCTGTTAAACCTGTCACGCAACGAATTTCTATCGGTTGCGTACTGAACTTGGTCGGTATCCTTTATCTTCAACATCTTCCCACCGACGTTTCGGACGATTACGTCCGTGGAGAACAACCTCTTCAGCCTAGAATACAAACTCCTAGACTTTAGGTCAACCGGCATATCTTTTTCTGAATTCATAGTGTATTAACTGTCCGAATAAATAGTGTTACTGTCCGATAAGCCACTTTAGATCCTCGGTTTTCCTAAGACCCGGATTTCCTCCCGCTAGTGCGCCATTGGCCATCGAAGGCATAGTCCAGTAATTCTTTCCCCTCTCATCCGACCTCCTATAGACCGGCTCCCCTCCTCCTGTTTTGTTGATTCCATCGATAAGAACCTTGTTATACTCCCCCGACTCGGCCCTCAATCTCAAAGCAGTGTCCCTCACCCACAATCCCATACCAAGTGATGTGACTAAATCATCGTTGTATCCTGTCATCGCCTCAGCCTTGGATGAATTCCATACGAAAACCGACAATTCCTCACACAGTCGAATGGAATTGATTCTTATGCTTTTATCTCTAAAATACATCTCTAGTTTTGATACAATAAGAGGGCGCGTGCGTGTCGTGGTCGTGAAGCCAGGAACCATATTTCTCTCTGCTCTATTTATCTTACCAGAAAGTTGTCTTTCCAGGTCAACATACTGTAAATCGGTGCTGCTGTAAAAAGTATTGGGATAACCTGAGTCTATTATAGGCTGTAGGGCAGCCCATCCAACGTTATTATTCTCCACGACAAGAATAGCGTTATTGTATTCACTAGCTGCGCTCACAAGCATATGGCCATAACTCTTGGTATCCATCAGCCCCTTGTATTCGGCCACCTGCGTCACAGATTCCATGTCTAATACGTGAAATGCAGACTTGTCTCCACCGTCTCCACGTGCAACGTCCGCGCATATCAAATAAGACTTTGAGAAATCGGGGGGTTCCCATATCCAAAACGATTGATCTGCCCATCTTTTTTCTATAGGATCTCTTACACCCGATTCTCTTACCCACTTTAAAGTATCCACGTCCAATACCGTGTGCCCGGTTGTAGTAAACGAACAATCACATTCTTGGGCAGATCCCTTTACACCCAACAATTTCGTCTGTTCGTCTCTCCATTCCTGATTTCTTTCCGGGTGAAGATGCCATGGTATGTTAATTGTGTTGAATTTATTGCGACCCTCTTCAGAAGAAACCCACGTTTTGTGAAAAAAGTTTCCAACTCCGTTTGGTGTGCTGAGTATGATTGCCTTGCCGCCGGTGGATAGTGTCTGTTGAGCGGATAACCAAATTTCCTCGATGTTGTCAATGAATGCGGCCTCATCAATAATCAATAAACTCAACGCACTGGCTCGACCAGCATCTCCGCTTGAAGAAACCGCTTTTATCTGTGAACCATTTTTTAAACGAATCGAAAGTCGATTATCCTCCACACACTGAACCTTTAACCAAGACGGCAAATTGTTGTTTGCAAACCTAACACGAGTGACTATTTCCTTAGAAGTCTCCTGTTTTATGCTAATGCACAGTATGTTTTTATCACTATGAAAAATCATCATCCACAATGAATAAGCCGACGTGAGGGTGGTGATGCCCATCTGACGAGACTTTAGTATAATATTGTAATCGAAGCTTGTTAGACCTCGTAAAGCCTCTTCTTGAAAAAGATATAGATCAAATGATACCGTGCCTCTGATCGGATGTTGAATCTTCACATACTTCTTCATGAAGTATATCGGATCGGAGAGGCAACGCTTGTATTCCTCCCGTATCACTTCTCTGATATTACTGTTATCACTCATGGCGTTTCCATGACTCTTAGAGATTCCCGGATTCTGGCTAACGCCAAATCACATTCCACCATGTCTTTTTTTGCATCCTCCAACACAGTCAATCGAGTCGTGTCTTGCCATACTTCTTTGCTACCATCTTCATTGAGATAGACAATGTCATCCGTAGAAGTTTCCAGATGATGTATTGTTTCTTCTAGTTTCGATTTAAAATCCAAACAAAAACCCAGCTGATTTTTTAATACTTTGGACTTCTCGTAGTCGGCGAATTTTCCCTCCACTTTTAATTTCGACTCAAAAACCGAATTACAGTCATAACACCGACCTGTCTTTGGAAAAATCTTATCGTCGAGATAGTTTCCCCATTTCATATCCCGATCACACATACCACACAGCATTCTGGCCGTATCCGAACTAACCTTGCCAAGATTGTTTATTCTCTTTTTATATCCACCTTTTTTTACCCACGACCGCCCTCTTGTATCCACCCACTTCTCCCCCTCTTTTCTCTTGGACAAATCATCTGTCCATCCGACCATAGTAAATGGTCTGTCTCCTGCCAAGTATCCCTTTACAATGTCAATGTTGCTTTTTCCTCGTGCGTGTTTCATAAAAAATAACCAAGAATCTTCTTACATTTAATTAGTGAAGACTCACCACCATCTACCTTATTTTCTCAAATATTAATTCTTTTAATGTCTAATTGCCGGATCCAGAGACTCCTTTCGTATAACCGCTCGGTTTGCAGCTGAAAATTCCTTCCTGGACACCAATTTTATATTTCCCTTTGGGTGGAATTTAACATACCCCTCTCCACCTTTATAATCACCTATGCTTGATTTTACCGCGGCCGATGGGGAATTTTCAAGATGGGAGATTATTTCGTCTTTTATCGACATCACTTCGGAAACCACGTTCCATAAATTCTTAAACCCATCTTGGTGTAGTTTTATATGTTCGACCACGTTCTTCTTTTTTCTATCCGTCAATCTGTTGTTTACCGACAGCCATGTAAAAAAATCACCGCCTATATCCGTTAGGCCCGTATCAACCTTGCTGTTTAGATATGTGTAGAGAATAGAAGCAAAGTCAGTCAACTGTTTCTTTGTAAGTTCCGATTTGTCTAACAGGTCATCTATACTTCTTCCCACCGACTTTACCATCGTCAACGCGGATTTAAATTTATTAACATCTATCGGAACGGGATGCGTCATGGTTACGGGTGGAACGACCAGTAACTCACCTGGTTTGAATATATCCATGTTTTTGACGGAGGACACCGTGCCATCCACATCTAACTGACTGTGGACTACCAACCCAACTTTGCTCTTTTCTATCCTACTTCCTAAATCAGAATTACGGGGGACATCATATCTAACTACATTGGGTTTAAACGTGAAAGAATCTCCACTTATAACCGGAGTTGACATATACAATATATCTCCTTGGAAATATCCCCTAAAATTATCCGGTACGGATTTCTCTATTACGGCAAATGTGTTCGACATCGAACGTGCATATTTTCTAAAATCATCGTTCTTCTCAGTCGCTGTTCTTGTGAGTAAAATGTTCTCTAATTCAGACGGTGATTTGGCATGTCCATTGTATGCTTTAGCGGCAAATCCATGCTTGTCTGTAAAGACGAACTGACCGTTTTTATCTCTACCGAACACGACGGCCGGCGAACCGTCCCACTTTACAGTGAGATTTTTCTCACCGCCCTTACTGGAATCTATGAGGCTTTTTATGGCTCGTGTTGCGCCGTCCGATCCTTCCCAGAAAACCAAATCTTCGGCGTGTTGGATTCTACCTACGCCCTCCATCAACATTGACGACACACACTCTCTTACAAGTTCTTTTGCTAGCTTATCCATCGCGGTCATGTTCATAAATAGTAATCCAACTGATTATACGCTTGTATAGTAAGGCACATATATTCTGTTCCCCGCTAGTGTGGCGGATAAATATCCCGCCAGAATGGGCGTACCTGGGCTGGCAGATTCTCCGTATAATATGTGACTACTCGACATCGAAGAACTTGCGTTACTAGAACTCATCACCCAACTAGCGCTTAATGACCAGCTCGATGAAAGAGCCGATTCCGCTCCGCTTGATGACAAAGAGCTGCTTGCTTTGAATGCGTAGCTCGAACTAATTGCCCGGCTCGATGAAAGAGCCGATTCCGCTCCGCTTGATGACAAAGAGCTG